GCTTATTCTTCGCCATAAAAGTTATGGTCTGATAGACGAAACATTATTGGTCTCTGGTGAAATGTGTGTGGTTCCTGCTGGAGAGAAGCACTCCTTTCGTGCCTATGAAAAAACGGAAGCTCTTGAAATCTATTGGGCTGAGTTAAACCACCAAGATATTATTAGGGACGATGTTGGGGGTGTGCTATAATAAAATCTCTTGAAAGGAGATTGCCATGTCATACATTATAGTACAAATTCCTACCAACCTCGACCTAGAGGAAACCACCCCGCTTGTCGCGGACGATGGAGATACTATAGAAACATTTAATACTCAAATAGAGGCAGAGTTATTTATGGATGAAATTATAAAACCTTTCTTTGGGGATCAGCTACATGAGTTACATGTATTGAGGATACACTGATGTTTAAATTTATATTTATCTTGTTAATGTATACACTTATTGTAGTCAATCCAGTCAAGGCTGACGATACAGAGGAGCGGACATGTCTGGTTGAGGCTGTTTATTTTGAGGCAAGATCGGAAACCTTTGCGGGCAAGCTGGCCGTAGCCAATGTAATACTTGAAAGAATGTATAATAAATCTTTTCCCAATAGTATCTGCGAGGTTGTAAGGCAGGGAAGGTATTGGGAAGGCAACCCCGTGAGAAACCAGTGTCAATTTTCTTACTGGTGTGATGGTAGGAGCGAAAGGATGCGGAACATCAAGGCACTAGAAGAAGTTGTAAAAGTTGTTAACATGGCTCTTGATGGCGTTATGTTACGTGATACGCTTGGTGCTACACATTACCATGCTGTATATGTGTCGCCTGAGTGGGCCACGTCGGAGAATTTTACTATGCTTGCTGTTGTAGGTGAGCATGTATTTTATGAAAGACACAGATGCTGTTAGGAAAGGGTATGAATGACGCACAAAAAATATTGAAGCTTGAGCAGTACATACACGTACTTAAAAAAGCTTTACAAGCTAAAGACGAAACAATTAAAAAACTACTTAAAGAAAATTCAACAAACAGGAGTAAGTGGGCAGAGTAATGGCAAAAAACTTATGGCAAAAAGAACGTAACCATTTGTTTCGTGATCTGACGCGGCAGTACACCGAAGAAGGTTACAGCACAAAGGAAGCTAAGAAACTAGCCAAAGAGGAGATTGCAGAAATCATGGAAGACCGCGAGGACTTTGTAGAAACTTTATGGAAAGAAACTTTTAATGACGGTTAAGCTTGTAGATTATATGGGCAATGACATTACTGTTGTAAATGCGGCGCGAGTATCATTCAATAAGCGTTCACCAAAAACAAAACCTATATCTGACAAAGATATTGGATTAATTAATTACCTTGCCAAACACAATCACTGGACACCATTTGGACATTGCTTTGCACAGTTCCACATAAAGGCTCCTATCTTTGTGGCACGGCAGCTAGGCAAGCATCAGGTAGGGCTTGTCTGGAACGAGGTAAGCCGACGATATGTATCTGATGATCCAGAGACATGGCATCCACAAGCATGGCGCAAGGCAACAGAAGATAAAAAACAGGGATCATCAGATGAGCTAGTAGCCTCACAAGGACTTGTAGAAAGTAGATATAAAGAGGCTGTAGAAATGGCTATTGATTCTTATAATAAACTATTATCTTTTGGAGTTTGTGAAGAACAGGCAAGGTCAGTTCTACCACAATCCGCCATGACTGAGTGGTACTGGAGTGGCAGCATAGCTGCGTTTGCCAGAGTATGTAAGCTGCGTCTAGCAGAGGACACACAACTAGAGACTAGACTGCTAGCGCAGAAAATGGACGTGCTTCTAGAAAAACAGTTTCCAGTTTCATGGAAAGCATTAATTAATCAACAAAAGGTTTAAAAATGGAACAGCTATTTGTAATTAAATATGCTAGTAGAAGAATTAAGAACAATGTAGTAGAAGGTTTAATCTTCTCACCACAGGAAGACTTTAAAAAGAAAGATATCTTAGATCAAATAGAAATGCTTGTGCAAATTGAAAAGGAAGTAGCAGACTATCGCAAGCAGCTTCTTAACGATGCGTGGCAAAATCAGCATAGGAGCCTATAGTAAATGGTTAAGAAAGGCCAGTTTGCAGAACGTGATAAAATTATACATCGCGCACAGTCTTTGATTTCAGGCGAGCGATCAAGCGTTTACGGTCCAGCCCTGTTAAATCACGAGCGCATTGCTGCAATATGGAGTGTGCTTTTAGAGAAAGAAATAACACCACAGGAAGTTGCCCTGTGCATGGTAGGAGTAAAGCTTGCCAGACTTGCAGAGACGCAGGACCATAACGACAGTTACGCAGACCTCATTGGGTACGCAGCACTTGCCCATGAGTTTGGAATCTCTAACAAAAGGAACCAGCAATGAGTCATTCTCCCAGTTCAAAAAGAAAGTGGGCAGTAAAGTATGCACCAACAGGCAAACTTGTAGAAAAATTCTTAACTAAAAAGGAAGCGAACGAGGTTCTTGACTTTCGTAACACGTTATGTTACGCTCTAAAAGTTAAGCCTCAATACAAAATTGTAGACATCAGCTTCTAGGAAATAATCATGTCAGATACAGGAACTTTTGTAAGGCACCTTCCATGTGAAGCGTGTGGGTCTTCTGATGCCAACTCGCTGTACTCAGACGGCCACCAATACTGTCACAAGTGCGAGACATTCGTATCTTCAGATGAGGAAAAAAGTATGCAAACAAATACAGTTGTAGCTATAGATAAAAGGAAGCCAATGAACAACTACGACAAGGCAGTTATATCTGACCTTGGAGATCGAAGAATCGCAGCCGAAACTGCAAAGCTTTTCGGTGCTGCGGTAATTAAAGATAATAACAATATTACACACCATTTGTATAATTATCGTGGGCCAGAGGGCGGCGAGGTTATTGGTCGAAAGATCAGGGCAACCGCCGACAAAAAGTTCTGGTCCGAGGGAAACCTGTCCGATGCGGGACTGTTTGGTCAGCACCTGTTTACACGCAAGGGCAAGTACGTAACTGTCTGCGAGGGTGAGCTAGATGCCATGTCTGCCTACGAACTGCTCGGCTCGAAGTGGCCTGTAGTTTCGCTGAAGAACGGGGCTGGTGCGGCAGTTAAAAATTGTAAGCAATCTTTTGACTTTCTAAATAGGTTTGAAAATGTTGTTCTGTGTTTTGACAACGACAAGGAGGGCAGGGACGCAGCCACGAAAGTTGCCCAACTGTTCGAGCCTAACAAGTGTAAGATTGTCACACTTGATATGAAGGATGCTAATGAGTATCTAAAAACAAACCAACGACAGAAGTTTGTGGATACATGGTGGGCCGCTAAGTCCTACACGCCAGCAGGAATTATCAATCTTAGTGATCTTGGTTCTTCGCTGTACGACGAAGCGTACTTCGAGACTGTAGCCTACCCTTGGTCCAAGCTTAATGAGAAGACGTACGGTATGCGTACAGGTGAGTTAGTCACGTTCACTAGCGGTGCTGGCATGGGTAAGAGCAGCATCATCAGAGAACTGATGCACTACATTATGGGCAACACTAAAGCGAACATTGGTGTACTAGCTTTGGAAGAGAGCATCCGAAGCACTGCCTTTAACATTATGTCTGTTGAAGCTAATGCTCGACTATATATCAAGGAGATCAGAGATCAGTTTACACAGGAACAACTAAATGATTGGCAGGAAAAGACGGTAGGAACGGGTAGGTTCTTTGCCTTCGATCACTTTGGTTCTATCTCTAACGACGAGATACTGGATCGTGTACGGTACATGGCAAAAGCTTTGGATTGCAAGTGGGTGTTCCTTGACCATCTATCCATCCTTGTCTCTGGGCAAGAGGACAATGGAGATGAGCGTAAGTCTATTGATATTCTTATGACCAAGCTACGCTCTCTTGTTGAAGAGACAGGCATTGGCTTGCTACTGGTCAGCCACCTACGTCGCCCATCAGGTGACAAGGGGCATGAGGATGGCCGTGAGGTGAGTCTGTCGCATCTACGTGGGTCAGCATCTATCGCTCATCTAAGTGATAGTGTGATAGCTTTGGAGCGCAATCAACAGGCTGCTGATCCAGTAGAAGCCAACACAACTACACTACGTATTCTAAAGAACAGATATACAGGAGACACAGGAATAGCTACGCATCTTCATTATGATAATCAAACAGGTCGCATGACACAGATTGATAATCCTTTTATTGAAAATGAAGACGATCAGGATATTCCTTTCTAGATATGAAAGCTATTGTAGATATTGAAACAGATGCTATTGATGCTACAGTTATCCACTGCATCGTAGCCAGAGACTATGACAACGGTACTGAGTGGTCATGGGTAGGTGAGGAGTGTCGCGAGTTTGCAGCGTGGTCTAAGAATGTAGAACAATTTATAATGCACAATGGCATTAGCTTTGATGCACCTGTCTTGAACAGACTAACAGGTTCTACAATACAGCTACGTCAAATCCGTGACACCCTCATTGAATCACAGTTGTATAACCCAATCAGAGAGGGCGGTCACTCCCTCAAAGCATGGGGTGAGCAACTGGAGTTTGCAAAGATAGAGTTTCAGGAGTTTGAATACTACACACCTGAAATGCTAGAGTACTGTAAGCAGGACGTTAGGCTTACACATAAGGTTGCACAGCATCTTGATAAAGAAGGTGCTAAGTTTTCTAGTAAAAGCAAAAGACTAGAGAACTGTGTACGTGCAATCGTAGATCAGCAGGAGAAGAATGGTTTCACACTTAACCTTCGTGGTGCTATGCTTTTACTATCTGAGTTGCAAGAGGAAGAAGACAGCTTGGTTGCCAAAGCTACTGAGATGTTTCCACCAAAAGAGTTACAACTAAAAACAAAAGTAAAGTACATTCCATTTAACATAGCTTCACGTAAACAAATTGCAGAAAGACTGATGGAGAAAGGTTGGGAACCTAAACATCACACAGACAAAGGCAATGTTATTGTTAATGAAGAAACATTAAGCCATATTAAAATGCCTGAAGCTCAGATGTTTAGTAGGTTCTTCTTGCTACAGAAGCGTACAGGAATGTTAAAGTCGTGGATCAAAGAGTGTCACGACGACGAGAAGGTTAGAGGCAGGGTAATGACGCTCAAAACTGTGACGGGCCGTATGGCTCACAACAGTCCTAACATGGCTCAAGTCCCTGCTTCTTACAGTCCCTACGGCAAAGAGTTTAGATCATTGTGGACTGTATCTGATCCAGAAAAGTACAACTTAATAGGTACAGATGCTTCTGGATTAGAGCTACGCTGCCTTGCACATTACATGCAAGACAAAGCATACATTAATGAAGTAGTAAATGGTGACGTACATACAGCCAACATGAAGATGGCAGGGCTAACCAATAGAGACCAAGCAAAGACATTTATCTACGCATTTCTATATGGTGCTGGTGCTGCCAAGATTGGTAAGGTTGTTGGTGGCGGGTCTGCACAGGGAAGAGACCTTATAGAAAGGTTCTTAGGTAATATGCCAGCCCTTAAAAGACTACGCAACCAAGTTACTGAGGCTGCAACAACAGGTTCTATCTTAGGTTTGGATGGTAGACATCTAAAAATTAGATCAGAACATGCTGCACTAAATACTTTACTGCAAGGTGCAGGAGCAATCATTTGTAAGGAATGGTTAGTTCAAATAACTAGGATAATAAATGAAAGAGGAGTAGATGCTAAACTTGTTGCATCTATTCACGATGAGTATCAGTTTGAAGTTAGTGTAAAAGATACTCTTAATTTCTGTAGAATAACTAAAGAGGCTATCTTAGATACGTCTCGTAACCTAGCTGTTGTGTGTCCACTCGACGCGCAGTG